AATACAACATTCTCGCCCAGGAACGTGCTGAGTTCGTCAAGCTGATAACGGCCGGATATACCAGGAACATCACTCCCGGCTGGCTTGGTAAGATGCGAATCATTCACGCTGAGGTGTTTGGGGGTCAGGTTAACATCAATTGCACGGCCTGTATTGTTGATTCCATGCGCCGGTTGTGGCGAAAGATGGAGGCGTTCGAGCGCAAACAGGCAGAAATCACCGCTCAGGCGGCTGCGGAGGCGATCCAGGCATCAACTCCCCTTTTAGCTCCTACTGAGCCAAACCCAATTGAGGCCGCTAATGAGGCGGAAAACAACGTTAAAAACGATACCCATGAAACAGAACAACCTACCAGCCAAGCAACCCCGCAACTTCACCAGGACGGAGATCGTCCAGGCCGGGGTAAAGCATCTAACCGCTGGAACCCGAAGCGTTTTTGATATCGGCAAGGACTTAGGACTGACCGCTAAACAGATCAACTTCAGTCAGTTGTATATGTCTCTTAACCGCAACTACTTCGGCAACGGAGTTCAATGCGCTGCCAAAGCGTACGATGTAGATATCTCTACCCCGGAAGGTAGACGAGTAGCTTCAGCCTATGCATCCCGCGCACTCCAATCAGACGGAGTTAAGTTATTGTGTGCTATGCTATTGGACCGCGAGGGGTTGAATGATGAGGCGGTCGATAAACAGTTGGCCTTCATGATCGAACAGAACTTAGACATGAAGTCGAAGGTCCTGGCAATCAAGGAATACAACGCGCTGAGGTCCAGGATCAAGCACACTCAGGAGATCATTCACCGGCATGTATTCGATTATACTGCACTAACTGACAGCGAGTTAAAGACGTTCATCGAGCTGGCTGAGAAGGCCAAGATCAACGACGAACCCCGCACGGCATTCGCTATAACAAATTGATAATGTACGACTTCTCTCAGGTCCCACTACCCACACCACACACTGACGAGCCGCTGTCCCAGAACGGGAATATGGACGGTGGGAATTTTACGCCAAAAGGTCCCCAGGGGGGTGAGTGGGTAGCTGCCGGTAATATGTCCAATTTTGCAAGCGAATACCCCCCACCCCCGGACCTCAATCTTCCTGCTATTGATTTTCCTACTCAAGACAGGGCAGTGACCCCCACCCTCCCCGCTGATCCGGGGAAAGACGATGTTCGGAATTCCAAACACTCAACCAATGTTCGGAATAACGAACATCCAGGTAGTGAAGGGGAATGTTCGGAATTCCAAACATTGAAATCTCAACTCTCCAGCTCCAGGACCGCGCAAAATTTTCCTACATTTTCGCAAGGGGATTTAACCGCTGCCAAGGCGGAGCTTTGTAAGAGATCATTTTATGAATTCGTTCGGGAGTTTTGGGGGACGATCATTCCCGAAGCTCCCGTTTGGAATTGGCACATCGAATACTTGTGTCACCAGCTCCAGGAGATCGGGACCGGGGTTGCCAACCGGCAGCGCAAGAAGTCGGACGTAATCATTAACGTTCCACCGGGGACCTCGAAGACTACGATATGTTCCATCATGTTCCCGGTTTGGTGTTGGGTGATCGATGATACGATCAAGATCATCACCGGGTCCTACTCAAAGGAGCTGTCCACCGTCCAGGCCACAAAGAGCCGCGACATTATCACCAGTGACAAGTTCAAGTTGTTTTTTCCCTGGATCGCCATCAAGGAGGATCAGAACAACAAGCTCAACTATGAAACCAAACGCGGCGGGGCCAGGATCACCACATCGACAGGATCGGCGATCACCGGCCAACACGCGCACCTTCTTATTGTGGACGATCCGCAGAACCCTGAGCTGGCCAACTCTGAACCGGAGCGCGAGACGACGAACAATTGGGTATCGGAAACGCTGTCTACCCGAAAGATCAGTTCAGACGTAACGGTCATGATCCTGGTACAACAGCGACTTCACGCACTGGATGTGACCGGCCATCTGCTGAACAAAGGCAAAGAGTATTTTCATATCTGCTTACCGGCTGAGCTGAACAAAACGCTGAAACCCGGAGAGCTGGCCGCCGAGTACGTCGATGGACTGCTTGATCCTGTCCGGTTATCCCCGGAGGTGCTTGCTGAAAAGAAAATCGACATGGGGTCGAAAGCATACAGCAGCCAGATCAACCAGAACCCACAGAACGATGAGGATTCAATTATCAAAGAGGGTTGGTTCACGATCATGGAGCCTGCCGACTTCGAAATCCTTTGCAACACTACAAAGCCTAAATTCGATTTCTATGCCGATACCGCATACACGGAGAAGGCGAAAAATGATCCTTCGGTAATTCTTGCCTGTACCAAGATCGGTCAGACGTTGTACATCACAAACGTCAGTTCCGTGCGCATGGAGTTCCCGCGTCTCATCGAGCACTTTAAATCGTGGTGCGCGAACAATGGATATCAACACAACTCCCGCATCCTCATTGAGCCGAAGGCGAACGGGAAAAGCATAACGCAATATCTCAAAACCCAAACCTCCCTCAACGCCATCGATGGCAAAAGCTCCAATGATTCAAAGATCATTCGCTTGAACGCCGTCTCTCCGAAGGTCGAGGCCGGGAAGGTCGTTCTCATCAAAGGCAAATGGAATCAGGCTTTCCTTTCTGAGGTCACCGCAAACGATCCCATACATGATGACATGAGGGATTGCCTTGTAGCTGCCATCGAAGACAAGCTTGTCCGGGGTGGGAATGGCAACTACAAAGTTTGGTAATCGAGCATAACAATAACTTTTTTCAATTCTCATACTTACCCTTATGGACCTCGCACAAATGAAATTTAAAGCTTCATGGGATGAGTTTTCGATCAGTGACTATCTGCTGTTCTACGAAATCCAATCCGATACAGCGTATAGCGATCAGGACAAGGTGATTAAGTCCCTTGCATTCCTATCCGGGGAACCTGAGAAGGAATTCAGACGGTTCGCCCTGGTTGATCTCTATGAACAGTTGGGCAAGCTCTCCTATCTTACTAAGTCACCCGAAGGCAAGCTGAAGAAATATTATCATCTCGCCGGTCGTCGCTACAAGCTTGTGAACAACATCCACAACCTGACGAGCGGACAGTATATCGATCTTGAAAAGTATGCGAGTGATCCGGCGAGGATCGAGGACAACGTTCATTTAATCGTCGCCGTACTTCTCCTGCCATGTAGGAAAAAGACATTCGCGCAAAGGATCATCGAGCGGTCCGGTCTGAAGTCATGGCCTGAGTTGGAGAACTATCTTGAAACTCCGATAGACGAGACTTCGGAAATCATCTTCAACAATATGTCCATCACGGACGCTTACGCGATCAGTGTTTTTTTTTACGCACTCGCGAAAAGATTTATCGAGACTATTCAGGATTGTTTGCTCCAACAGATGAAGAAGAAAACGATCTCTCTTTCGAAGACGTTGCCAGAGACTTCGCGCAGTCTAGCACTGACGAGGGAGCTGGCGAAAGCAACGGAGAAGTTGAATTTAATAGAAAGTGGGGTTGGGTTGTTTGCATAGATCGCGTTGCAGGTTGTGATCCGCTCAAATGGGATGCTGTCACTAAAATGGGGATCATTGAGTTTTTAAATGCTCTCGCTTACATGAAGGACAAGGCGATCCATGAAGATGAACAACAAAAGAGAGCAATGAAAAAATATGGATAGCATTCAGCAACGAATAACAGGCGCGGTAAAGAATTCCTTTGACAAGGACGGCGCGAACATTGTTGAAGCTCTACGTCAAAGAGTTTTGGATACCGGCAAGCTGGCAACCGGGGACCTCTACAATTCGATCACCTACAACACGGACGTTTACGACACAACGGTGATCCTTGAGATAAACGCGGCGGACTACTTCAAGAATGTAGATGCTGGCCGGGGAGCTGGCAAGAAGTTTCCACCCATCGACAAGATTTTGCAATGGGTCCAGGTCCGGGGAATTACTCTCCGATCTGGTTTGACTTCTAAAAAGCAAAAAGGATCAATCGACCGTCAACAGCGAAATCTTGCGTTCATCATAGCGCGATCAATTGCGAAGAACGGTATCGATCCAGCCAATTTAAAAAGTGGCTTGCAGCCGATCCTTGATACCGTCAGCTCCAACATGAGCGAGGCCATCAACAAAACAACGCAAGAAATAATTGCGGAGATGGCGGGGAATGCTTTCACAAAAGCCAAAACAAATTTCACAGTAAACAGAAAGTAATGTCACTAACGATAACACAACAACCTACGGGGTTGCAGTCAGCAAACAATGATTCCTATTATGTGGTCAGTGGCACCACGTATGGGGCGCCAAATACTACTGACTACAAATTTGTGGCGAATGTCTACCTCAACGGATCAGCTTCGCCGGTCTGCACGCTCAAGTCGTTCCCGGACGTGCTTTATGGTTATGGTGTTTTCAATCTCAAAGATGTTGCCGCTCAGTTAGTATCTTATGATTTCTTCGCTGCCGGTAATCCCGACACGTTCAACCAGGGCAACAATAGCTTTGCTGATCTTCAGCTTATCTACGGCGAAGAATTTACGAGCGGGACAACGTTCGTGCAAACGCCGGGCCTTGCAAGCGGAAGTACAACCGCTTATCTGAACAGCTCTTTACCATTTGTAGAATCTGCGACGGTAAATTTACAGACGACCTATACGATTGGAACAACGAGCGGATCGACGGGAGGAAAGTTCCTCAGTACTTCACAATCTGAAATGAATGCGTTCACTGATTCGCAGTACTGGTTATATTTCTTCAACAACGGCAACAGTGTTTGCAACTACCTTTTAATAAAGACCTACGACGAATTAGGGAATCTGATCGGTTCTTATGGCATCCCCAACCCCTACACAGCGAACCAGGGAGTTCAATACGTTTGCGTTTCTCCTTATAACGGGTATGATGAGGTTACGATCTTCAGCGGTCCGGCAATATGGACAGCGGGAACAGAGGCATCGTACAGCGTTGCAATCGGATCATCGAGTACCAACGTGCTATCTGAAACGAAAACCTTTGTCATCGACCTGGATTGCGGCAAGTATGCGTCTACAGCTTATAGCGTCTTTTGGTTGAATGAGCTTGGCGGTTGGAGTAGTTGGGATTTCATTAAGAAGAACGAGACCACGCAGACAAAGCAGTCCGTCAATTACAAAAAGACCTACGGCCAGTTGAACGCGAACGGAACCTATTCGATCAACACATATTCACCCTCTCAGGTCCAGTATTATACCAAGCTCCAGGACAGTATAGAGATGACCACGGACTTCCTGAAGGACACGGATGTTCTTTTCCTTCAGGGATTGTTCAGCTCTCCGGCCGTATTCATCCAGGGTAAGGGTGTGGATTCTTTCGGTAACGCGCAAACACTGATCGCCGCGACGATCAAACCAAACAGTTACAAGATCAACAAAGTCGTCAATCAGAAAATCTACTCGTTGACGCTGACAGTTGAGCCATCATACAACGATTTCAGACAGGCGCAATAATGAAGAAGCAAAACGCACTTAGTACAAGATTATTCCTTGAAGGTCAGGAGGTCGATCTCCTGGACGATATTTCCATAACCGCGA